AACGTCAGCCGGCTTCGCATTAGCAATCTCGCGCAACGGCTTCGCAAGGTCAGCTCGCCCCATCGCATCGAACTGATCGGCAGCTGCGCGAGCGTTCGCCTGCAGAGCCTTGAAACCTTCATCTTGCGCGAGTCGCTTATTCAACGCATCAACAGCGGATTCGTAGTCCTTCGCAGCCTTCGACCCCTGGCCACCGGCCTGCGCTGCCAACCTCAGACCACTTATGCGTTGCATCTCTGCAGCCGACGCATCGCGCATCCGGGTCGTGACGTTCTGATATTCCGTGCGCAAGGTATTCAGCGACTGCTTCACGCTGCCTGCGGCCTGCGACTGATTGCCCATTGACGTTGCCAGGCTCGCCTGTGCTGCGGTAAGCCGTTGCACGGCAGCTGTGTACTGCGGTCCGCTGGTAATCCCTGCCTTCCGCAGATCATTGACCTGCCGCTCAGCGGCGGCAACCTCGTCTGCTGCCTGCTTCGTCGCAAGCTGCGCCTGTGTGTAGTTGCCAACGGCGCCGAGCAGCGTGCCAACGGCGCCGGCAGCGTTGCGTGCCGCCGTGTCGAGTCCCTGCAATGCCTGTGCGTAGATCTGCGCGGGGGGCGTGGCACCGAACAGCCCCGACGACAAAGCGGCGATTCCACCAACAAGCAGGCCAACGCCTGCGGCTGCCAATGCCCACGGATTGCCGCCACCCATCAGCGCGGTTCGCACAGCGGTCATCGCCAGGCCGAACCGGCTCAATCCTGCTTGTGCTGCAGTCAAGCCGGGCGCCAGGCCAACGGATGCCGCGCTGATGCCGGTAAACCCTGCCTGCAGCGCCTTCATGCCGGCAGAAAGCGCCTGCACGCCTCCTACGGCAGCCTGCACGACAGCCAGCTGCCGCAACGAACCAACAAATGCCGTGACCTTGCTGACTGCCATTGCGGTTAGAAACGCGGTGATCGCCCCGGTCGCTACCGCTGCAAGTGGTCCGAAGCTGGCAATCGCGCTCGCAATACCGGCAAACGCTCCGGCGAACAATCCAAGCGGGCCGATCGTTCCGGTAATCACGTTGCCGATCGTCGTGAACGTGGCCTGCGCGATTGTTCCGAGGTCGGACAGCAGATTCTTGAAACCCTCCGAACGCAGCACCTGCGATGCGAACACGCCAAACGACTGTGCTGCCTGGCTGAACGCCGGCACCGCCGACTTGACCACATCGTTTAGGACCGGCATGAGCGCGCTGAACGCAGGCAGTAGCCCGACGCCGATCTGCGCTTTCGCGTTAGCCACCTGCGCCGCAAGAATCCTCTGCTGGTTCGCTGCGCCGCTCGAGGTACGCTGGAAGTCGCCCTGCGCATCGCTCGTTTGCTTCAGTATCTGCGCCTGCGCAGCGAGCACCTTCTGCTGCGGCGTCAGAGCACTTTTCGTCGTCTTGGTAATGCCCATTGCGAACGCTTGCTGTCGAAGCGTCGCATCGTCCAGCAAAACACCGTAACGGCGAATCGGCTCGCTCTCACCCCGAAGCGCAGCACCAATCGCCTGAATCGCATCCTCGGGACTCGTGTTGTAGAACGACGCAAGGTCGGCTGACAGAGTGACAAGCCGCGTGCTGAATCCCGTAAGCTCGCGACCCGACAGACCTGCGCTCTTGCCAAACACCGCGAACGTGGACGCGGCATCGAGCGCAGCAGTTTCTGACAAGCCGATGCTGGTTGCGGCTCGCTTGGAAAACTGCTCGATCGCGCCGGCGCTGCGACCAAAGATCACGCGCGTCTTATTGACCGATTCGTTGAGGTCGGACGCGGCCATAGTGACCGACTTGATTCCCTGCACGGCCTTCGTCGCAACAAAAGCACCTGCAGCTGCGCGCATTGCGAAACCGAGCCTGCCGAAAGCCTGGCCGGTGCGTCCTACGTTGCGGTCAGCCTGCCCCGCGAACGTGACGATCTGACTGTTGGCCTTCTTGAGTGCGCGTTCAAGGTTCCCGATGCGGGCGCCGAGCTCGACGTATGCGGCTCCGACCTGTTCTGCCATCTACCTACGCCTTGCCCTTTCCGCGTCCCGCTCTGCTCTTTCCCGCTCGCGCTGCTCGTAACGATAGAAAGCGATCCAATGTGTCATTTCGCGCCGGCTCATGCGCACATCGAGTTCGCCTACTGTCATGCCGAGGTCACGCGCCAGGCGGAACCTCCACGTCGTTTCCGGTCGCTTGAGGAAACATGGCCTCAGCATCCTCTAGTGCGCTCGCACCGATGCCCGAAAGCGCCATGACGCGCTCAAGGACTCGATTGACCGCACGCATGGACTGCTGACGAATCCACTCGTAAGCGTCGTCGCCAAGGTCGGGTTCCACGATGCCGGAAAGGACAAGGTACGCCTGTAGTTTCGCTTCGTCGAGCGTGCCGCGTGTATCCGTCGCCTTCTCCTGCACCGACTGATACGTACCCATCGAAAGCTCGCGCACCTTCACGCGCGCTCCCCATTCCGGCACGTCTACGTATTCCTCGCGCAACGTCTGCTTCTGCAGCAGATCGTCTGCCGAAAGAATAGGAAGGGCGTCCCCCGAACGCCCATCCTCTGCCCCCTGCCTGGCCATTAGACCGTGCCTCGCGTAACCGCACCGCTGTTCTGGAACTCAGCGGTCCAGCTGATCGCGTCACCGATCTCGCTGGTGACTTCGTAGCTCGTCAGAATCGCCGAACCCGAGTAGTACGGGCGACCGGCAGCCGAGCCGGCGGGAAACACCTTCCACACACGCGGGGTGCCACCGAGCAGTCCCGACAGGTAGCCGTCCACCGTGGCGTCCCACTTGCCTTCCAGCGAAACGGTACGGTCACGCAGCCCGGTCACGTACACCTTGTCGTCGTCGCCCAGCGTCGAAACCTCTGCAGTCTCGACCTCGACCGGGATACCCACGCTGGTTGCGTATCCGGTCAGGTTGCGCTCGGCATCGCCGGAGTCGTTGATGTAGACCTCAGCGTCCTTGCCGTGAAAGAACGTCGGCATTGTTCGTTATCTCCTAACTGCGGCCAAAGCCGGCAACGAAGGTCGCCGTGCCGCTCGTGATTGTGTACACGACGCGGGTGTACCGATTGACGGTTCCGGTCGCAGTGGTTCGGAAGGACCGGGCCGAAGCCGTGATGGTCCCGAGAGTGAGGTAGTCGGCGTAGGTGTTGTTGTCCGACGAGTGCTGCACGGTGACAACAACCGTACCGCTGGCAGCCGTTGCGTGCAGGTAGCCGTAACCACCATTCGCTGACGATGCGCCGGCATCAACGACGGTAGCCGTGCCGGATGCGGTGCGCTGCGCCAGGGCGTGATGGCTGATGATCGGCTCGGTGCCAACGGAGCTCTGACCCTCGATGTTGATCATCACAACGTCGCCAATCTCGGCGGTACGCTCCGCGCTCGTGACGTCGAGCGAATAACCGCGACCCGAACTGCCAACGCCGTCACCACCGGGGTACACGGACCAGATGCTCTTGGTGCCTGATCCGGTGATGCTGTTCAGGTTTCCGTCGAACGTGGCGTCGAACAAGCCCTCCGCGCTGATCGTCGCATCGGCCATGCCGGTCACGTAGGTCTTGTCGTCATCCGAGAACGTGGTGCTCTCGGCGGTCTCGACCTCTGCGCTATTCGACAACGACCGCAGGTATCCGGTCAGGTCGTTACCGTCCTGATAGACAACCGCGCTCTTGCCGTGGATGAACGTCGGGCTCACTTGCCACCCCCGCCTTTGTGCTTATCGGATGCCGGCTGCTCGCCGACAAACTCAATCAGCTTCTGCTTGATCAGCCACTTGACGCTTCCATCGGGTAGGTCGCTGACGACGTCACCCGGCTCGGCACGCTTGCCAGGCGGGTAATCCAGCCCGACGAGCGCACGGTACTTGGTTGCGCTCATGCGCGTACCTCCAGCTCGTAACGGCTTCCCGCCTGGCGATAGAGAACGCCGTTATCGTCCTCGGTCAAGTCGGGCAACTGCCCAACGCGCCGGCAGGCCATGACAGTACCGCCCCCAACGACAAGGTCGTATTCGTCCAGCAGCGCATCGCAGCGATCGGCCAGCTGCTTCGCGCGCTTGTGCGAGTTGCCCGTATCCCAACCCTTGATCAACCACCGCTCCCGAATCGTTGCGCGTGCGCCGAATACACGCGTATCGTCACCGTCCGCAAGCTGGATTGTGACGTAGGGTGCCACGGCGCTTTGCGGAGCGATGCCATAGTAGACGCCTGTGCTGCCCAGGCTCGCCAACGTCGCGTCATTCGACAGCCGGGTATACAACGCGCTTCCGCTGGCCGCGCTCACAGAATCGCCTTTCCGATTGCCTTTATCGCGCTCGGCCACGTCGTGCGTAGCGCCGGCTCAAGGTACGGAACCGCATCCATGCGCCGCGTGCCAAGCTCGACGTAGATCGCGTACTCCGCGTTCGCCGTCACGCGCCATGTCATATCGCGCACCTTGTCAGCAGCGATGCTGTTCATCAGATTGCCGGTATCCACCGGGGCGTAGACCTTCGCCAGCGACTCCGTATCGAATGCCGTCTTTGCCAGGATGCGATCAACGGCAGGCTTCGCGCCAGCGATGATCTGCGGAATCCTGTTATAGACAATCGGCATCGTTAGCGGCGCTTCCGCTTCTTGGGCAGAGCCGAATACGACTTCGTCTTATTCACGTATTCCTTCGCCTTCGACCGCGACAGTCCCTTCGCTTTGATACCGCCGCTCGCGACGCCCTGCATGAATCGGTATTGAGCTTTACTGCGTGCCGGCATTAGTCCACCTCGTTACAATCAAGACGGATGCACGTCGCGTAACTGCGTGGGGTGCTGGTGCGCGTAATCTCATACGTCTGCCCGTCATAGATGATGCGATCGCGTTCGGTAACGCTTGTCCCGACAGGGACGGTAATGACCCACCCGGTAGCTGCCACAAACTCACCGCCTGCGATCATTTCGATGCCGGCGCCGGCAGGACTCACGCGGGCAGCGACCGTCCCCACATTTGCCCACGTATCCGTGACGCCGCCCATTCCGTCCGAGCCTTGCGTGCTCCGGCTGATAATGACGGTGCCTGGCAGCGTGGTCGCTACAGCGTTCCGCATGCATGTCAGGTCAGATGACGACAGCATCACGAATCAGTCCGTAGGTTGCGCTTCTGCACGCGGGCCCGCTTGCGCAACAGCGACGCCTGCTCGCGTAGCCCTTGCACCTTCTGCGTGACGTTGAACGTTTGCCCGTCAGTCGTGAAGTCGAAACAGCGCGACTCGCGGGTTGCCCACTGCTCTAGCAGTTCGGCTGCTGCTCCATAGATATCGTAGCTGCGAGCAGTCAGGTAAAGAGCCGTGCCGCCCGTATCGGAGTCGAAGTCAAAGATGCCGAGCTGGTAATCGGCGGTGTAGGTTGCGGTGCCCCGATCGTCTCCTACAGAGTCCTCGATGATGAACACGGCAGTACCGCTCGCAGCAGTCTCTAAGAAGCCGTAGGCCGAGCGAAGCCGGGTATAGATGACGCTACCCCCGCCGATGTAGTTCGGCTCGCGCAAGAGCTTGTGCCGAACCAAGTCCTGGCGGTGGCGGTCGAGCACCTGCTCGATCTGATTGTCGTCCCAGAAGTTGGCCGTGCCGATGGAATATTCGGCGGTGCCGGCGTAGGTCAGCGCACGCACGCGACTGATGTTGTCTGTCATTCCGCTACGGCTCATTGAATCAACGCCTCCTCGGGTGCCAGCTGCTCGGCAGCAGTCCGCGCAACGATATCCCGCAACGTCTGCTCCGGCTCCCATCCGAGCTTGCGCGCCAGGCTCGCATCGGGCAGCTTTGTTCCTGCAGATGCTTCCTCATATCGTGGGCCGAATACGCGCTTGCCCGACGTATGCGCGATCGGGCTATTTGAGCCGGTCACTTCCTTCACAATATGAGCCAGATCGTTGATGGTCGTGCGGTTGGCTTCGTTTCCAACGTTGTACGCCTGCCCTTGCCATGCGTCGTAATCGGCAGGCAGATGATCGGTAATGAACCGGCACACATCCCAGACGCCGGTAAAGGCGCGCTCCTGCTGGCCACCTTCAAAGACCGTGATGGGGTCATCCGCTAGTGCCTGGCAGACCATACGTGGCACCACGAAACCCTTTGTCTGCGCTTCGCGCGGCCCGGCCATATTCCACGGCCTTATCTGCACGGCGCGCAATCCTCGAGCTACAGATGCCCCAACTACCTGCTCGGCAGCGATCTTGCCGGCCTGATATTCCAGCCTCGCGCTGTAACGAGCCGGCACCGTACATGGATCGGTCTCGGACGCCATGCCCGTAATCCCGTAGACCTCAGACGTGCTGATATTGACGAGCGGCGTGCCGGCCACGATGCACGCATCCACCACGCGCTGAGTACTGTGCACGACCTCGCCCGCGATCGTTCCTTGCGCCGGCAGGATGCCCGCTGCACCAACAGGGCTCGCCGCATGAATCACGACGTCAGCAGACGCTACGTGCTTCGGAACGATCTGCCTGGCATCAGCGATCAGAACATGGTGCAACGTCGGGTGAGTTACGCTGACGACGTTCGCAGTCATGTTGTCGAGCGCAATCACGGACCAGCCGAGCTCGCTGTATCTGTCGGCCAGATGCGAACCGAGGAAACCGAGGCCACCCGTGATCAGCACGCGCGGCTTCATGCCGTTACCTGCGCCCATTCCACTGAAGTCATGGCCTGCTCAAACATGAGCCGGTCCGTCATGCTTCGGCGCACCATATCGTCGCGCCCAACCGTTCCTTCCAAGTGCGTCATGCGGTAGCCCTCACGGTAGGCAACTGTCATACCGAGTGCGCGTGCCCTGGCAGCCAGATAGTCGTCGGCGAAGTAGTGAATCGGTAAGCTCGGCCCCATCTCACGCCACACATATCGGCGAAAGAACGGGAACTGCGAGCTGACGACCGGCGCCCAGTCTGCGCAGCCGGTAAGAATCCAGCCGCCCCCCATGCTTCCGGTCGCCAGCGTCGAGCCGTCGAGCAGGTCAATACGCGGCGCGGGGTAATAACCCGCATCAGCAGCTTCGCACGCTGCCTGCACCCATTCGGGCGCCATGAGAACGTCATCGGCAGCGAGCATGACGTATTCTCCTTCGGCGGCATCCATGCCGTCGTTCCATGCCTGGCCGATCGTGGTGCGCTCCTTGACAAGCACCAGCTGCAGATCATCGGCAGGTACGGTCGCGCGAAAGCTGGCAACCGTCCGCTCGCACATCTGCTCGCGTCCGCGAATCGTGGGCATGATGACCGATATGGTCATGCGATGACCTCGACAGGTGGCGCGTCGGTGCCGGCATCTGCAGCCAGATCGTTCGCCATGCGCTCCAATGCCGGGCCCCAATAGTTCTGCGTAATCTCGTCAGCGTCGTACCGCATCGCGAACGCACGCGCCTGGCTCCGCAGGGAAGCGTCGCCACGATGCGCGTAAGAAGCCTCCAGAGCCTCTAGAACGCCGTCGCAGGTGGGCAGGTATTGGTAAGCCTGCATCGGAGTCAGAACGCGCTCATGGGCCGTTACGGTCCATCCTGCTCCGACGAGCTCGGGCATCGCTGTCCAGCCACCGACGATGACCGGGGTGCCGCATGCCTGAGCCTCGATGATCGGCACGCCAAAACCTTCGCCCATCGTCACGGACGACAGCACATCCATCGCGGAATAGATACCTGCCATGACACCGTCACCGTATCCCATGATGTTGCGGTACTGATCGCAAACCTTGACCCGGTCCTCTGGGATACCGAGGCTGCGCATGATGCCAGGCAGGTCAAGCCCTTCCATCTCCGTTCCGAGATGCGTGTGGATGTAGAGCATGGCGTCGTTGTGCTTCCGCTGGAACTGTGCAAAGGCTTCCAGCTGCGTCGGCAACGCCTTACGGCTCGGCACGCCCTTATTCGCAGCGACGATGCCGACGATGAACGCATCCTGTGGGAAACCAAGCTTGCGCCGCGCTTCGTCCTGCGGCATCGGCGCATAGACGTTCGTATCCACTCCGTGCGGAATGTAGATCGGGTCCATGCCGGCTTCGATAGCCAGGCTTTCTGCGTGCCGGCTGTAGACCATCGGGTGCCATGCATGCTTGACGCTGCGCTGGACGGGTTCGGGAATCGGGTCATGATCAACCGGGAACCACGGAGCCCAACGTGCCCCGCTCGCCGTAATGCGCTGCGGGTCGAGTACCCACGCATCAACGAGCGTAATCACGACGTCTGCGCCGGCATCCTTGGCATGCTGCGCAACGACGTCCATGCCGTACGGATGAAACGCCTTTGGGTACACAGTCATGCCCTGCCACGTAATGCTCGCGCCTTCCAGCCCATAGAACGCGCTGATCGAGACGTCGTGTCCGAGGTCACGGATGCGCGGGGTAAAGATGCGCGTTTGCACTCCGTAGCCGGTTGCAGTCCACGGTGCGTTGCTGTGCCAAAGAATGTTCATCGGTTGCCCCCGATCGGCCCCCTGGCAATAGAAGCGGCGAGGGAAAGCTGCCGGGGGCAACGAAACAGCCTTGTCAGCGAACGCTGTACGGTGCGTCGCCTATCCCTTGCCGCCATGCTGCTCGTCACACCTTTCCGCCGACGTAGTGGAGAACCACCTTGCCGTTGGTCGGCGTGCCGTTGTTCTGCGCGGTCATGCACAAGCCAACCCATTCGCCGCTCTCGATCACGGCGATATCCTCGTTCAGCGGCATCGTCTTGGGCACATTCTTGACCCAATGATCTTGGGTGCCGCCAACCGGTCCGAATACGGTGCCGGTCACGATCGGCGTGCCGCTTGCTGAATACTTCTTGAGCGCAACGCGGAACGATGTGTTGCTCTCAGTATCAGCATCGTTGATCGCTACTGCTTCCAGCAGCGTTACTGCTCCGCCTGCGTGCGATGCGTAAAACTCGAGCACGTCGCACTGCTTCTGCTGGATATCCAGCGTGAGCGTGTTTACGTCAAACTGCGCCATGACGATGACGGTTGGGTGGCCGACCTCTATCCGAGCAGGTCGGCCACCGATACCGTCGTGCCTACGCCTTTCCCTGCACGTAGTGAATCGTCACCATGCCCCGCGTCTGCGAGCCGCCGTCCACCGTGGCGTATGCCAGGCTCAGGCACTCGCCCTCGTCAATGGTGATGTAGTCACCGTCGAGCGAGAACGACTTGGGAAGGGTGTCGGTCCAGTGATCGGCGGTGCCGCCGAGCGAGCCGACGGTGCCAGCGATCACCGTGCCGGCGCTGGTGCGCTTGTGAAGCGCGAGGGTGAAGGTAGCCGTTCCGGACGTCGTCGCGTGATTGACCGCGTACGCGTCGAGAAGGGTCACCTTGCCGCCCGTACCGCTGTGCTTGTAGACGATCACGTCGTCTGCTGCAGCGGGCATCGGAACGGTAATGCTGTTCACGTCGAACTGTGCCATTCGGTGGTCCTTTCTACTCGGTCGGCACGGAGGCGTCGGCGATCAGCTGCACGCCGAACTTCGGACGCCACACGCCGTGCGCGTAGACCGCCGACAGGTTGATCTCGTCCGCGCGACGGCTGGCGTCACGCTCGCGCTCGATACGCGGCGCCCGGCGAATGTCGAGTGCCAGGGCCATAGGTGCGAACACACCCGCCACGGAAGCGGTGCCGGCGCTGATGTTGGACGACTCAAAGATCGTCACACCAGCGGCTCGCGCCACCACACGGTTCTGCATCACAGCGTCACCGAACTGCGGCGTGTTCTGCATGCCGGAGACCGCAGCCTCCTTGGACAGGTCGTGCCACTGGTACGGGTGCAGCACGGCGTAGTACGGACCGGGCGCGTTCTGCGCGCGCAGCTGCGCGACAGCCGCAAAGAAACGGCCCCAGGTCATGGCCGAACCAGCGGTGCCAGCGGTGCCGCCCGTGAAGGACGAGAAGTTGCCGATCAGGTCGGTCTCGATCTTGTTCGCAATCGCGAAACCGAGCTCCTGCGCTGCAGCCTGCATGACGCCCATCGGGTCGGACTCCATGCGCTGGTCGGTCACCAGGTACTGCGCACCGACCTCCGAGGGGGTCAGCGTGGAAAGCACGGTCGGCTTGAACGACTGTGACGTGAGGTCGTCGTCGTCATTGACCGCGACGATGTTGGCCGAGCTGTACTCGCTCGCAACACGCGGAGCGATGCCCTGGCCGGACAGGTTGGTGACGAGGTTCGACATGAGCTCGTTGTCACGAGCGACGAACATCGCGTCCTCGTAGATCTTTTGGATGTAGTCGGTCGGCGTCTGAATGTCGCTAACCTGAGTGAAAGCTGCCGGCAAGGCGTGCTTCCTTTCCTAGTCGGTGTTCACGACGCCACCACCGAGCCTCCGAGCCGCTTCCGGCTCAAAGATTCCGGCATTGCCGCCGAACAGCCGTGCCCGCTTCTGCGCATCAGTCTCACCCAACGGCTCGCTCCGAGCGGGGTTCGCAGGGCTACCTGCCGACTGCTGCACCTTGAGGTACGGCTTCTGCTTGATGAGGCGTCGCAGTGCGTTGTCGAGGCTTTCGGGATCTGGCCTGCCAGAATCGTCGTACTGCAGAGCGTCACGGTCCAGCATGGCAACGGCGACTTCTGCATCCACGATGCCAAGCGCGTTCGAGCGCAAGGCGACGGCACTCTCAAGTGCCAGGCGGCGAGTCGTCGAGTCACGTTCAGCTAGCTCCGCTTCCAGCTCCTGCAGTCGCTTAGCTTGCCGCTCCGCTTCGGTGAGCTCCGCTTCGTCGCGCTGCTTCTGGGCCGCTTCCATGTCTCGGAACCGTGCCCTCCACTTGATCGCATCGTCGCGTGCTTCCTTCAGTGCGCTCGCCAACGCCTGCTTGTCAGGGTCCTCAACGGTCTCCGTCGAAGGCTGCTCGGGCGTCACACCCTCGTTCTGCTCAGTGCCCATCTCGGGCTCGGGAACGTCAGGCGTCACACCTGCGTCCTCGCTGTTGGTATCCACAGTACCACTACCCCCGGTTGTCATCTGCATGCGTGCAATCGTGGCAAACGCGCTGCGGCTTGGCTCGGCAGGCTGTGCCGGCTCAGGCTTTGGTGGCTTCTTGCGCGGTGCCATGCCGTGAAGGAAAGCAGATCAGGCCACAGCTATCACGCGCACAGTTGGCTACATCGCTTGCATCCTAGACTCAACCGGCTATGCTTGTTGCCACAAGGCCAATCAAACGGAAGGAATCACATCATGGCCAGGCAGCTTCTTAGGGATATCCACCCAATCTGCGCAGATATCCTCAACGGCGAGCACGACGACATTCTCGACGCGCTTGCGCAGAGCATCCGCGCTCGGGAAAAGTCGGTGCGCTACGAGAGCGGAATCGCCAAGGACCGTTTCGTGACCATCGCTGCTGACGCTGACCCGCGCGTTGCCGGCAAGACGGCCCGCGTTCTGAAGGTCAATCGCAAGACAGCCAGCATCCGCATCATCGGCGACCCCGAATGGGTGTCATGGAACGTCAGCCTCAACCTGCTCACGATGGAGCCAACGACGAAGGAACTGCTGGATGCGTGGGCGGATACGACGCACGACGACTACGAGAACAAGGTGCGCCGCGGTCAGGCCACGCCGGAGACTGCAGCATGACCGCCCCTACGCTGACATTCGCTGGCACGCGCATCGTGCACTTCCCCGGTAGCGTGCGCGTCATGCTGGACAACGAAACGGTGCGCTCGCTGGCAGACATGGTCGAAGGACACGTCGGGGCATTTCCGCCCGATTCGGAGGATGCGCACTACATCGGACTGCTGGCGGAAGCGCTGCGCGGCTCGGACGGTGTGAACATCACAATCGAGAACCACAACGACGGGCGCGACGATACCCGCACAACCGACTACTGCGCTGCCCTCGTCGGAGCACTCGTGGACGCGGGAGCCAGCGCATGATTCGTCCCGGTCAGATCGTCATGTACCAAGACAAGGACAAGCGGGCGCACTTCGGGCGCGTCGTGCACGTCGGCACCACGTGGCTCACGCTTACGGACCAGCCTGGCACTAAGAACTTCTGGAAGGTGCGTCTGGATTCGGTGAAGCCGTGGCCACCTATTCGTGATGGCTCGGCGCCAACGCGCCGCGTGAAGCGCGGTGCAGCATGACCGAAACGACGTTCGACGAGCCACCCGAGCCAACCGGCTTCCTTGTTGTGCTGCCCGGCAAGCGCGGTAAGCGATTCGGTATGGGCGTTGGCCCGTTCGAGGACCGCCAGGCAGCGCAGGATTTCGCAGATGAGTTCATGTGGAGAGTGGATGTGACGGACGGTGGGCTGTTGATCGGTGCGATGTATGCTCCCGACTTCATCTTGTCCGTCGTACTTGACACGCAGGAAAGGAAAGCTCGCGGTGAGTGATGACGTCAGCCGGCACATTCAGCACGTCACGGACTGCGCTCGCGCACGCGAGGAAGCAGAGACCGATTTCATAGAAGCGGTCCTGCATGCCGCTCGCTCGGGTGCATCGCAGCGGCAGATCGGAAACGCATGCGGTCTGTCGCACGCGCGCATCGGTCAGATCGTTCGCAAGTACGAGTACCTGCACCGCTACTGATCGTTCTGCGGTAACGGCGAGCCTGTAGGTGGTTCACACCATCTGCAGGCTCGTCAGCGTGTAGTGCCTGGCTTCGCCTTCTTGCGCGGTGCGTTCTTGACGTTGCGCGGCGTGGGCTGCACGGAAGGCACGATACGGATACCGCTCGGGCCGGCACCAATGCGGTCACCGAACTTCTGCGGATTAGCTTTCCGCCTCACAACTGCTCCAGCTGGACAACAGTTTTCCTTACCACGCTTCCATCATAGCGGCGAAAGGGAACATCCGTAACCGTACGCAGCACGCGGAACTTTGAGTTGCGCGGCAGTAGGAGCTCGCTTTCCTCGAGGTCGAGTCCAAAGTCGGACGGGTTGATGTAGGCACCGCGCCTGGCGCGGATTTCCAGCACGATATCCCCGACGTCACCGCGCTGCGCAAAGTCGAGCGCAATGCGCGGGTCGAAGCTCGTGCTGACGTATTGGTCCATCTGCACGGTTGCCCCGGTCGGCATGTTGTCGCGAATCCATGCGTCGCGCCCCTGCCAATCGAGTCCATCAATGTCGTCGGGGTCCACGTAGAAGCTCATGCCTCGCCATACCGTTACCGGCTCGTCGAAGTCACCAGCCTTGCCGATCGCCGAATCTATGTTTGTTACCGCTTCGTCCACAAACGCGCTCGGTGGGTACTGACCGCGCAGCGTTCCGTTGATGTTGTCGTAGCCGAGCTCTGAGTACTCGGTTATTGACCCAAACTCGTCGTCTGTGAGGCTGTTCGTCCAGTTGCGAGTTGGCGACGACGGTTCAATAGCTTCGCGCACATCATCATCAGCGTATGCCCAATTTGTTTCGTCGCGCGCGGGCAGCTGCACGGCGGGCTGTAGTTCCGTGGGCTGCGGAGCCGTGCCGCGTCGGGCATCAGCGTTGCGCAATGCTGCGGTTAGATTGCCAGCGCTGGTACTTGGGCCCCAAACCGGCGACTGCCGCTGCACCACAACATCGTCGAGCGTGATTCGGTTACCCCGCCAGGCTTCGTACACGCGATCACCGAGGATGCTCCGCTGATCGGCAGCAGACAGCTTCTTGAACTCGTCCTTGCCAGGTGCGATGCGCACGGTTTCGGGGGTGTCACCATATCCGAGCTCGTCCCACGACTTGGTAAGCGGAGCCATTGTGCAACGGCAGTTCGGGTGCGTCGCCATGATTTCATCGAGCGTATGCTCGCTGCCATGCTGTGCCCAACATGCCGAGCATGTGCGGGTGCTTAGATCAGCTACCCATATCCAGCCGTTCACGACGTCTGCGTTGGCAGCATATTCGGCACGGCTCGCTTCGCGGTATGCACGCAGGGTTTCTGTACGTGCGATCGTCAATGCGCGTGTCAGGTTGCCGCCGAGCGCATCCCGAATGTCGCGGGCAATCTGCCGGGGGTTGCGACCGAGCGCAATACCGCTGACCAGCGAATCCCCAACGCTGTCAGCCGCTGAAGGTGCCAGGCCGGAAAGGAGTTGCGTGATTGCGCCGGCAGGTTGCGTCGCTGCCGTAACCCGTTCGATCGCGCCCGTTGCAAGTCGCACTTCCTCCGGTATCAGGTCGGTGACCTCGACCCCACCATCCTCGAGGATGACACCGGACGGCGATACCGATATGCCGGCAGGCAAAGCCGTATCCATCATGGCCAGGGCAGCTTCACGACCCTGCTCGCTCGCGTTGCCGATTGCCCCACCAATGATCAACTGCGCCTGTTGCCCGAAGCTGCTGATTTCGTCGAGCACTCGGGTTCGCAGCACCTGCAGTCTGCCCTCCCGCGTAATCAGGTACTGCCATTCGTTCTGCGGCACGCCTTGTTCGCGAAACTGCTGCAGCCGGCGCCGAACAGCATCCAGGTCGTCTTGGATGCCCTTATACGCCGCGCCATAACTTCGCGTCAGGCTCGCTGCAGCTGCACGGTCGCCGCGCAGAAGCCGCTCGCGGAACTCCTGCGCCTGCTCATAGATGGTTGCCACGGCGTTAGGTTAGCCGCTGCACTGCGTGGCAGCTTTACTGCTCTGCAGCACCACGGTCGAACGCTGTCAGCAACGCGGAACCAATATTTGTCTGCTCCGAGCTACTGCGCTCGGCTTCGGCGTCAGGGTCATACCCAAGCTCGGATAGCGTCGTGGCCTGGCTGACGCCTGCACGCTGCAGGGCTTCGGCTGCCATTGCGCCGGTCATCGGGTCGTCGGGGATGATTTCGGGCCAACGGATTTCCGCGTACAGGTCCGGTCCATAACCACCGAGCTCACACAGCCGGCGCGAAAGCTCCATCATCATGCCGCCATACAGCCTGCGCTTTACTTCCGTCTTGCGCACAAGCGGGCCGTACAGGATTTTCAGAGCCAGGCCGGAAAGCTGACCGATGTTTTCGAGGTTGCCCGCCGTGATTGCCGGCACGCGGCTGATTTCGTGCAATGCCGCTTTGACGGTGTTGAACAGCTCGATGTGATCAGCGACCGTGGCGCGTGGCTCGAGAAGGCTGACTTCGCTATCAGGGTCAGGCAGGACGATCGCCTCGTCGGGGCCAACATCGAGGTCCCCATCGCCCACGCCCTTCGCCACAACTTTCGGGTGACCGTGGATGCGCTGTACGCGCGCAGCGTTCGACATTACGCGGTTTATCGCCAGCTGCGTTTCCAGCACATCATCTGTAAGGTCGGGCCGACCCCAATAGGCGTTCGGCTCGGGCAGGTTCTGGCAATCCACGATCGGCGCCCACGAGAACCGCCAGGGCGTTTCCGCGATCGTTACCCACTGCCCGCCGATGCGCTCACGGCTTTCTTGGTCCACGATCAACCATTGCGCGCCGTCACGGTGAATCACCTGCCGCTTGCCATACTCGCGCCCGGCATCGTCGAGCATCGCCCATTGCAGAACGTACGCCTCAACCATCCCGACGTCCTCGGGACTCCACATCACACGCAACATCTCGGGGTCCACAACCAGCAGGCGCGGCAGCGTGCCAGGCTGCGAGCCTTCGGGCGCCGGCAGGATTCGGATTGCCGCGTTGCCGGCAACGGCGCCGTTCGTTGCGGCTCCCTGCCACAACAGCATGTCGCGATTCGCTTCGTACACTCCGTACAGCCAGCTTGTGACGTCGTCGTTTACCGCCTCGCCGTCCATCACTTCGATGCGAACGTCTTGGCCAAACAGCGCATCCACGCCGGTATCAACGACGAGCCCTGCCAAGTTCAGTCGAATGTTGTCGTCCGGCTCACCGGGCAACACACGCAGCGGCTTTGGCTGATCGCCACGGTAGATCTGCCAGGCACGATGAATCCGCAGGTGCCTTTGCCTATCCGCTTCAGCGGTGGCCATGAGAAGCGCATCGAGCGACACGGTCGTGCAGTCTAGCGTTTATTGCGGCGCCGAGCGGCGCAGCGTTGGCGATGGGTCTATACTCGGCGTTGCGATCAACCGGATACGGTCGCCGATGCCAACTTGCGTACGCATCGAGCAGGGTAGAGGCGTCGGCCTTTCCTCCTTCGGGCCGGCGCCTCCCCTGCACATTGCCTGGCGTAATCCACTATCATCTGCCATGCGCTGCGGGGAACTGCGGCGCGAAGCTGCGGAGCGGTCACGTGCTTCCTTCCCGCGTGACCGCTCCGCGCTGTTTATGCCCAGCGAGCGAGCGGTGGGTCGTCCACAAGCTGCGGGCGCTGCGGAAACTTCCGCCATACCTGCGACGGTCCGAGCCTCGGCAACCCATCCTTGCTGTAGCGGATGTAGAAACATCCCGGCCATTGTTTCACCATCGCTTCGGCACGACCGAGCCGGTTGGTGTGCGTGGTGTCTGTGCACCCGCCAGGCTGCTTTGAGGTCGAGGGTTGTTCGTGCACCACGCGCCGGCTGATCAGCGTGCAATAGCCCTCGGTGAGTACTTGCAGCGAATAGTCCGTGTCATCCATTAGGTGAGCTCGGAATCTGGCGTGCACATCAGTCTTTACCAGCTGCACGCAATAGATCATCTGATTTAGACCAACGGGCGGCTTGCGGTCGTATCCGAAAGCGAACGCGCTGTTCATAACGCTCGCGCCGGCAACGTTGCTGAACGAATCCGAAACAAGTTCCATGAAAGCCAGGGCAACGCTCGCAGGGATTTCTATGCGCTTGCCTTTGCGTCTGATGCGGAAGCGTCGCATATCGTCGTCAATCATCCATACGTACGGGGTGCCGGCTGCTCGTGCGTAGTCCATGATGAAGTTGCGGGCGTACGCAATGCCACGCTCGTCATCGTCCAGCACCATCACGCGATCGGCGCCGTACCGCTCAACGTATGCATCAGCGTCATGCGGCTCGACAACGATGCGGTGCGGCACGCCCGATGCGTGAAGCAGGTCGGGCGTCGTTGCTGTATCCGCTCGGTGCCGCGACGGGACAAACACCGGATGATGTGGGTGCTGCAGCTGCTCGATGTTGTCGAGCGCATTTTGTATCGCTGCGAGAATGTCCATGTTCCCCCTAAAAACGTGGTGCTTTGACGCCGCGCACGCCCGCTGGCCTGGCTAGATCGAGGTCCGTTAGTGCCCACACCAATGCGTCGAGCCTGTCGGGTGACGTCGGGCTATCAGGCGTCCACGTCACAAGCTGTTCCTCAAGTTCGTTGAACACCTGCGCGTGGGCAACCCTGCTTTGTTCGTACAACGCTGCTACCGGCTCGGCGCGCACGCGCTTGCCCCGCGTAGCGTGCACGAGCTTTACCGGCACGTTCGGGTCCACCGTACGCAGCACCGTCTTGACCATATCCCCGCCCTGATTAGCTTCGGCAACGATGCGGTCAGCCTGGTGTTCGTGATACGCCTCGATCGCACGGCGGGCCCACCCGTCAGGGCTTGCGCGGCATGTGTAATCGGCGAGCACGTATCCGTTCGGTCCGTTCCTGCCGGCAACGACGATGCCGGTCTCGTCAGAGTCCTCGCCGCTCGTAACTGCCGGATCAATGGCGACGACGATGCGTTGCAACTCTGGCTCGCGCTTCGGCCACGCGCTTACCGCAGCTTCCAGCATGCGCCGATTCCATAACGCGCCTGGCACATCATCAAGGATTTCGGCGTACAGCTCCTGCCGGCCAAGCCTCGTGCCCTCGTACTTGGCGAGGATGCGCTCGAGGAAAGCCGGCGCGAGATTGTCGGCGTTCTCAAACGTGCTGCCCCGCGTGACGACGGTGGTGTCTGCAGCGACGAGGTCACGTATCTCTTTGGTCGGGCGCGGCGTGGTGGTGACGATGCAACGCGGGTCGGTACCAAGCCGCAATCCAAACTGCAGCTGGTCCCACGCTTCGGGATACCGCCAGGCTGCGAGCTCGTCGCACCAGGCCGCGTCATGCTGCGGTCCACGCAAGCGGTCCGGCTCGTCGGCGGAATACGTCGTGCACAGCGCGCCTTCGGGGGCAATGGCAGAGCCTTTAGGGAACGTGATACGCCTCTTAGAAGGCTCGTACGTCGGCTGTACGGCGTCGTCCGCGCATACAGCCAACAGGCCGCTCTCGCCCTCCACCATAACGTCGCGCACGTCGGCAGCAGTCGGACCCACCAATGCAATGCGTTTTGCGCCGTGGGCAATGCGCCAGCGCACCCATTCGGCTCCCGTTCTCGTCTTGCCCCAACCTCTGCCGGCCAGAATCAGCCATGCACGCCATTCGCCTTCCGGCTCGATCTGCTCCGGCCTGGCCAAACCATCCGGCGCATACCACGCAAGCGAGTACGGAAGGGTTATCACCCCGTTGCGGCACGCTTCCGCCGACGTGCGGCGAGCTCGTCCAAGTGCTCGACCAGCCTGCGGTTCGCTTCCTCCGGTGTTACCTGCTCGACACGGACGGGTCCACCATCCTCACCTGTCAGCGCGAGCATCTGCTTCCTGCCCCAGCGTTGCGCGTTCGTGCGCTCTAGATACCACGCTGCAGCCTGCCAGCTTCCATCCTGCGCGGCTTTCTGAATCAGGGCAACGCTGCGCACTTCGGCAACTGCCTTTGCGCTTTCTACTTCCTTGCGGAACTCGCGATAGGGCTCCGGCGCGTCATCGGCTTCGCCTTTCTGCATCCAGCGGTAGAACGTGGCCTCGTTGATGCCCGCGTAACGTGCCGCAACCTCCTGATAGTTGCCCCCGCGAATCGCGGTCACGATGCGGTCCTTGACCTCCGGCGTCAGCTTCGTTGGGCGTCCCGTCTTGCGCTCAGCCATTCGTGCGCTCGCTTTCATGCTCGTTCAGCAGCGCGCGCAATGCCGGCGCCTTGACCTCGTCTGCCACCTTCTGCAGCTGCATCCCGTAATCGTCCGTGCCGGCTGCGGCCAGGGCATCCCAATCTATATCCGAGCGACGCTTCAGCGGCGTGTCAAACTTTGTCCACGAATCTCTAATCCAATGCTGCGGGCGTCCGTACTTGCGGGTGGTCGTGACCACGTACGGCCAGGCACGTTCCAAACTGCGCGCCATATCGAGGCGACCGTCCCCACGGTAAAGCTCGGACGTGTTGCCACCCTTCATCGTCATAGTGGCCTGCTTGTTGATCAGGAACGCGTTGATGCAAACCGTGCACATGCCGGCTGCGAGCACCTGCAAACACAAGTCCGTGTCCTCGTTGTACCGACCGCGCCAGCGCTGCGGAATGCTGTTGTCAATCAGCAGGCAGCTATAGACGTGCGTGTTCACGTAAAACGGGGGCATACCTGTCTTGCCGTGCATGCCGGCGCCCGCGAACGTGAGGTACTGCAATCCGGCAACGGCGATGTTCTCGTAGCGGTCTACGAACTGCTCGCTGATGTGCAACGCAGCACCCGCATCGCAGGGTATCCGCTTCTTGCGGTAGCGGCGGTAGAAGCCTTTGATGTTGTCGTCAATAATCCAATGCCGAGCGTGCCCCTGCTCCTTAGCGTGCTCCCAGCACCAGTTGCGAGCAGGGATGCTCCCGAGCCCAAGATTCTGGAACGGCAGTACCATGATGCGGTCGTCGCCATAGCGTGCCGCGTATAGCTCAAACTCCTGCGGCTCGACGACGATGTAAAACGGGCAGCCGTCCGCTTCAAGATGATTCGCTGTGTAGCAGACGTCGTGCCGACCCTTGCTGATGACGTACACCGGGTACTGCGGCACAAGCTTGCCAGGCGCGTTCATCCCAAAAACCTCAGTGAGCTCGGGTCCTCCTTAGCCTTCGGTGGCCACCATAGACTCTTAGTGCGCTCTGTTATCTGAATCCCAAGCCGCTTCGCAAAGTCCTGGCGGTCAGCCTCGCTGTCGAAGCTCATGATGATCTTCGTCGGTGCGCCGGCTGCATAATCGTATTCCGGCATGCTCAACCATTCCTTCGCGGCATCCTCGTCTGGGATTTCGTGCTTCGGACGGGTAACCATTGCCAGGGCTGCGAGTTGGTCCTCGTCGAACCCAGAGCCGGCGAGCCCATCGTCGTCGAGCTGTGCAACCTCACGCAGCAGTTCCGTGAGCGCTCGGTCGTCAACGATTGCGAGGTTGCTGATCTCGTTATCGCTGGCGATCAGCTTCAGCGCTTTCGGGTCGTCACGCGCGATCGGCAGGCGAATCACAGGCACTTCCTTCATGCCCATTTCCTGCGCGGCTTCCACAACACCGTGGCCTGCGAGGATTGTGTCGTCCTCTGCTACGACGATGTTTCGGTAGATGCCGTAGGTCTCGATACTCGTGATGATGTGCTGCAGCTGCTCTTTCGGATGGTTCCGATAGTTGCGCGGATGCGGCTTTAGGCTGCTCAGTTTCACGACGACGCTGTCGTGTGTGGTGACGTTCATTCGGCCCCCCGTTCGTTCACCGATGCGAAGCGTAGCGCGAGCCTAACCCGCATCGTCCCATGCGATTGCATCCTCACGCGTTTCGGGAATGGTGATCGTGCCCGCTGTGCCGGCGCGTGCTGACCGCCTGGCAGCGATTGCGTCGCGCAGCTTGCCCAAAGCTTCCCGCCCGGTGACACGCGCTCCGCGTGCATCGCCCGACCGAATGGGCAACGCCTTTATCTCGTGGTACTCGAGGTGGTAGCGACTGCGGCCTGCTGCGTACCCGAGCGACTGAACCAAGTTGCACGGACTGCAATAGACCACGCGCTCGTGCGGAATAAGCGCGACCGGACCGTTGCACCGCGAGCAGTACCTATCGGTGAGCTCGGTCCGTGGCGGATAGACCGGTGCCGGCGCCTCGCTGCGGCGGGCATCGCTTCGACGCATGACGCACCCGACAACCTCATGTGGTCCCGGTGGCCACCCGCTCGTGGGCATTGCGGCGATGCAATCGTCGAACCCACCAACGACGTCCTGCGGCTGCAACTTCGCAGCCTGCCGAACGATTGCCTGGCGGATTTCGTCGATCACCTGCGGCTTGCTGTTCAGCGCTGGCCAAAGCGACCGCAAGCGCTGTAGCTGCTCCGTGATTACGTCATCCAACGTGTGTGCTCCTTCCCTGCGCTGCATAAACCTCGCACACAATAAAGCATGTTTAGAGGCTTACCATGCTTAGTCTCTATCTCTATCTCTAACTCTTACTCTTACTCTGTTGGCAACGGTCGCAGTTGCGTTCCGCGACGCGCACCACGTTCTCTGTAGGTAACCGTCGCGCGACGCGCACCGGGTTACTTGCCACCGACGGTCGCGCGACGGTCGCGCCTGGCCTTCGCTTCTGCGCGCTTGCGGTCAAGGTATTCGCGGCTCGCCTGCTTTCGGGTAAAGCCGTCTACTACCCACGCGCCGGCTTCGCGACGCACTAATCCGACACGCTGCATTGCCTTCGCTTCCGTATCCCGCACGCCGCACGTTCGCAGCGCGGCGTCGGGTACGTGCCCATCGGTTTCGTATTCCTGGCAATAAAGGATCAGCGCCAGGAAACCCACCTGCTCCGTAGGCTTCAGTTGCACGACCTGCGGGTGGCGCAGGAAGCCCACGTCAATCTTTGCCCAATCCGCCATTCCTTCCTCCTATCGCATGCGGGCTCGCCGCATTTTATGGCGTGCTGCTATTCCGCGCTCGGCACACGGTCAGTTATTGCCGGTGGCCTTCGCCGCGAGTCTGTCGATCACGAGAATGAGCCTGGCAGCATGCTCGATGCCCTCGCGCACGTCAGGGTCAGCCATGTTCCCTAGATGGAAAGCTACTTGGGTCAGGTAAGCGGGCACGTCGAGCGCTTCTTGCCGGCACTCGATCAGCGCCTCGATAACCGTCTTGGCCTCAAACTGCTGCTCGTTCGCATGCACTTCGTATTGCGTGCCTACGGTCGTGCATCGCTGCGCGGCACCATCGGCAAGCTCTTTGAACGCCCACGCCAGCTTGTGTTCGTCCTCGTATAGATCGCGTGCATGCCGAGCCTCGGTTATGGTGCGATGCACCAACTCGGCATATTCCTCGCTCGTCATACTGCTTGTCCTTCCTGCAGCTGGATTCGCTGCGTTGATTTCAGTATTGCGATCACGTCGTCCCAATCTGCAGGACGCCATAGATACGTCTCTACGTCGGCAGCGCGCAATGCGTCAAGCCATTCGCGCTGCGCCAGGCTTACGCGTCCTCTGTCCGTCTTGAGCTCGGCCATGATTAGCCGATCGCGCACCAATGCAAGGTCGGGCCAACCCGGTTCGCTGCGCCGGCTGTCGTGGGTGTGGTACACGCGCCAACCGAGAAGCCTGGCAGCGTCCACAACCTGCGCTTGCCATTGCCGTTCGGTCAAAGAGACCTGCCGATCGTTATCCATACCGCGAGGCAGATCATCAACGCGAACACAAGCCCGGCAAAGTTGTGCATTAGCGCCGGCTCCTGTCAATCTCTCGGATTACCAGCAGAATCAGTATTGCCAAAGCTGCAAACCAAACCCACATTTATTGCCCTTTGTGTGCGTACCTGATGACGCTTACCACAGTTGCAATGGAAACACCAGCTGCCGCCGCCGTGCGAACGTAGCGGTCGCGGGTATCCATATGCTCGCGCGCACTCCACTCACGCAGGATTTTCATGATGCCTGTGCCCCGTTGCGGCGGCGTAATAGGCGGTCGGGATGCTTCACGCTTCTTGCGTTCTGCGTAGTTGAGCCGGCTGCGATGGTGACGGTAGGTGCGAACGCATCCGGGGCTCCCGCACGTTCGCTGCCTGGCACCTTTGACCGGAAACTTCCCGCATACGGCGCACATTTCGCCTTCGCGGTCCGCTTTGATATTCAGCAGCGCAGATCGTGAGTACAGATTTGTTGCATACGCGCCGCCGCTTTGCCCATGCTGCCGAATGGCATCCTTGCCGATGCGATGCAACGTGCGCTGACTGACGCCGAGCAGTCGTGCGGCTTCGCTCGTTGGCACTAGCTCGTCCATTACCGCGCCTCCCATCGAATCTTGTCAATCGGCAGCTGGCCAGCGTCGTCGCGGGCGCGGCTCGGGCATGACCACGGACGCCCATTGACCGTGCCGATTATTTTCCATCCTGCAGCATCGAGCGACGTGCCAGGCTCGTCGGTGCGGGTATAAGTAATCAACCGCGTGTATCCCAACGCTTGCGCAGCGCGCCACGCCGCCCCGTAAAGCTTTGAGCATGCGTTCGCGCATCCATCAGTAGCTACCCGATTGACCTCTAGCGTGAAGCCGTCGTCGAAACCTCGAGCTACCGGCCTGCCCACCATCGCAACGCCGCGCAACGTATCCGACGAATCCACCACACCCAGATTGAACACCGAGCCGGCAGGGGGCGGCAGATGCCGGTGCATATTGCGCACGTATTCTTTCGCAGTGCGTTGGCGTACAGGCACAATGCGTAACCGTTCCTGCTTCATGGCACCTGCCCGAACAATGACAACTGCTGCAGGCGTTCGCTCGCGAGGTCTAGGTAGGAAGGGTTGAGCTCGATACCGATTCCCCTGCGTCCGAGCATGCGTGCAACCGCCATTGTGGTGCCACTACCGCAGAATGGGTCGAGGACGATATCGCCGTCCTGTGTACTAGCCTTGATACACCGTTCGGGCAGCTGCGGCGGGAACGTCGCGAAGTGCGCACCTGCATATGGTTTCGTCGTAATCCTCCACACGGTGCGTGCATTTCTGCCGGCGCCAGGCACATGCCGTTCAGTCGTACCGCTGCCACCGCTGCGCGCGTGGTATTCCGCACCGCCTTGTCTACCTGCGAAGCCGTTGCCGCTCGCATAGCCCGAATCCGGCTCACGGATCGCGTCGGCGTCGTAGTAATAGCGTTCCGACTTGGTGAGCAGAAACACGTATTCGTGCGCCTTTGTCGGACGATCACGCACGCTTTCCGGCATGGCGTTCGGCTTATGCCAGATAATGTCCGAGCGCAGATACCACCCGTCATCCTGCAGCGCGAAAGCCACCCGCCACGGAATCCCAACTAGGTCCTTGTGCTTACAGCCTGCAGCCGTACGAACGATGGATTGCGTGCGGGCAGCTTTCGGACCCCCGCCACGATGCCCATTACCCATCAACGTGCTTGTGCTGCTCGGCGGGCCGGCACCACCTGCTGCATATGAATCGCCAAGGTTCAGCCACAGCGTGCCGTCATCGCGCAATACGCGTCGCACTTCGCGGAATACGCACACGATGTTTCGCACGTACTGCAGCGGCGTGCTTTCTAATCCAAGCTGGCCAGGCTCGCCGTAGTCACGGAGTCCCCAATACGGCGGCGATGTGATGCAAGTTTGCACGCTGGCATCGGCGAGCGTGGCGAGCACCGTAACTGCATCGCCTTGATACAGCTGCACGTCTCCATCGTCGCGGGTCAGCATTACGCTTCCCGACAGCCCCATCCCTGCCACTGCCGCGTTATGGGCCAAGCTGCGACCGCTACTGCGATCTGCTGCTGTGGCGTTGCGGTAGCTGGGTAGGGATACTTGGTAATCCGAGCTCCGTACGCATATGTCGAGCGGTACATGCCCATCATGCCGATCCAGCGACCGTTCGGAAAGTGACGAGGGTTAGCGCCCGTTTCGCAGCGAGCAATCCTCCACGCCTTCTCCCACGTTCCCTTGCCGCCGATCTTGTCTACTCGGCGTCGGATTTCCCACGCGCGAGGGTTTGGTGGCCACGCTTGCGCGTCGCGCTTCGCCTGCTTCATGCACTTCGCTTTCGCCGGGCCCACATGTTTCTGGCACGGCTTCGCATCTGCTACGCCATTCGCACCGAGCGCGATAACGCCGGCAGCGATGATCGCGATGCCCATTTTCATCGTGCGTTCCTTCCGTAGTGTGAACTGAGCGACCGGGTCTCAAAGCAGTCCTCGAGTCCCGGCTCCTGCATGAGCAGTCGTGCATACCTGCTGTGGTAGTTGTTGTTGAGTTTGAAGTCGTCGCCCTGCGTTCGCAACGTATGCCGCCAACGCAGTACCTCAAACAACATCTTGACGCCGATGCGCCTGGCGCCGGCACGTCGTGCCCGATACGCCAGCTTCCGCAACTCGTCGTACACGTGTGGGTTCGCTTCATGGAACCGCTGAAACCGCTCGTCAATGCTGCGCTCGCGATTCATTGCGAACACCAGCTGCTCTGGCCATGCGCGTTCGTCGTGGGCGTTCATCGCAAGCGCGACCCTCTGCCACGGCACGCCGTGCAGGTGGCACCGAACCAGCGGTCAGGCTGATTCGGGCCACCCTCGATGTACCACTCTTGTGCGCCCGTACCGTCGCAGGCAGGGCAGGGGCGCCGCATGTGCAAACGCGCCAGCGATCGCCATGCCCGCCATGACGAAACCTGCAGCACGGTTCCGTCCTGTTTCACGATTCGTAGAGCCAACGTAGTCACCACATCACCCCCGCCGAACCCCGCGCGTCGGCGGCTCGCTCTTGCAGTTGGGCGTCATCCTTGCCGCTCATGCAACGCTCGTAATACCCGCACCAACGCTTCGAGCAGTGCCACCCCATCCTGTTGCGTGGCCATACGCCGAGTGCCATACCCTGCGCAGTTTCCGCAACGGTCGCTTCCGCGAGCCTGGCAGCTTCGGCGGTTTCGTGCGCGGCAATGTCCACGTGGACAACTTTCTGCGTGCGCGCACCATCTACGAGATACACATACGACAATGGCTTGCGAGCCGCTGCCGCGTACATCTCGGTCTGCACCGAGCGAGCCTGGTCATCCCTGTTCGGGCTACGGCCTGACGTTTTCCAATCCACGACGCGGTCCGTGGTGATTACGTCCAGCCGGCCCGTTACCGGAACGCCTGCGATGGTGATGTCGAACGTGGATTCGACCTCCATCGGTTGCACGGTAGGTGCCGCCTCGGATGCCCACATGGTGCTGACCCGCACCGCTTTGTCCACAAGCTCGCCAGGCGCCTGACCATCCTGCAATCTGACTTCGCCGGTTGTGCATTGTTCGTCCACGTATTCGGCGGCGTTCGTGGCTGCCATGTCGGGTTCGGGATTCTCTCCGGTCTCCTTCTTGTGAATCATCCCGAGCTCGGCGGCATGGTGCACGCCGCTACCTACGATCAGCCCACCGTCAGGCGGAACCTTTATTCCGAGGACGTAGCGATATGCCCATTGACGCGGGCAGCGCTGGTACATGCCGATCTGGGATGCGGATACATGCCGCACGCCTAGCGTTTGAAAGCTGGCGAGCACGGCATCCTGCCGCTCGTCGTTGTCGCTGTCGTCGAAGATAAGATCGTCAGCCATTGGTAGCCCTTTCGGCGAGCCGCTTTGCGTTGTACCAACCGCGAGCCGCATCGGTGTTCAGATCGTCAGGGCCGTTGTCGTTGCGGCTCCACCAACTGTGAGCCAGCTTGTCGAGATGCGCTGTCAGCGTTGCGTGGTCCTTATGGTGCCAGGCACGCAAGTCACCCTCGATGCGCATCAGATCGACATAGGTTCCGTCAGGCAGTCGTTGGTAAGCGATGATGACGTACGGCCAATCGCCCATGTCCCACCCATCACTTCCCCATGATGCGATGATGCGGAACCCTGCGTGCCTGGCATCCTCCATCCAATCGTAACCGTCACCGGACGGGTCGAAACCTGTCCAGCTGTGTTCGATGCCGGTGCCGGCTTGTCTCTCCATGTTCCAGCGTGTGTCGAATACTGCTTCTGCGAGCATTCTGTTCTCCTTCCGTTTAGGTAAGCCTATTGCGAATCGCACGCCCAGGGGCGCCGCTGCATACGCATCTGCAATCTGCGCCACAACGATGCCCGCTCGGTAACGATCTGCGTTGCGTTGTTTTGGGCCAGCTCCTGCAGCTTGCGATCGCGATGTGTTTCTGCCCCTCGCAGCGTCTTGAACGTGCGCGCGTAGCTTTCTCCTTCTATGTTCATGCGTAGCCGGTAACGCACTTCGCCGTTGGCCAACCGCTCGCGCTTTATGCACCGACTCACAGTCAGTTGCGTATCCAGCGTTCGCTTGCCGGCTGCATTGCGAGGGTACGTGTCGTCGAACAGCATGACTTCGTCCTCGTCGAACATGACGCGCTTTCTGTTGTTCGCGTCACGCATGTAGTGCCGTGTGATGAAACCCCAGTTGGCGTAGTCCTTCAGCGTCGTGGGATGCACGCCTAGGTAGTCCGCGGTTTCGTCGTAGCTGATCAGCTTGCCCATCAGTCCTCCCCTCGGTCCTGATCGCCGTATTCCTCGCGCCGGAGCCAGGCCGCGTGCTGCTCGGGTGTTTCTGCGTAGTCCTGCTCGTCGTCCTCGTACGGCATTTCGCGCTGCATTTCCCAACGACGTAGGGCACGCTCGGCGCGGTCCTCGCGGTCGCGCTCTATGTAGTTGTCGTGTTCCTCGTGGTCCTGCTCGGCGTAGTGCTCTGGCGTTTCGTAATCGCGGGGCATCAGTCGTCCTTCTTGTCAGGGGACAGCATCATGGTGATTTTGGAGTGCTCCATGAACCGGATGGTCTGCCGGCACAGTTCAATCACGTTGTCGGCTTCCGTCATGCGATATCCGCCCGCGTCAAGCACGGCATCCATAGCCTCGATTGCGGCAGTCGCTTCCATGCTCGAGTACCGGGCACGGTTGATGTGATTGCTTGTCTCGGTTAGGCGACGCCTTCTGTTCTGCGTATTCATGCTCACGCTTCCTCAACCTCCTCGTTGTTTGCCAGGCCAGCGGCGTCAATGACGGACAACTGCTCTACGATCGCATCCGCCTTCTCTGGCGTCAGGTCACCGAATCTCGTGATGCCCTGCTCGGTGAACACTCGCTTGACAACGTCGGCACCGAACTCTGTCTTTAGCTGCTCGATGATCGCTTTCGGGTCGTATTCGTCGTCGCCAGCTGGCAACACCTGCGGCTGCTCGACGATCGGCTCGGGCGCCTGCGACTCGGCCTGTGCTGACGTCTGCGCCGGCACAGACACAACCGCGCCTTCCTCGTCCACTTCTGCTCCGAGCTCGTCCGGCGTGTAGATCGGACCGCCGAATACCTCTGCTGCGTGCCAGCGTGCGGCGTTGGTCAAAGCGCGCGCGAACAACATATTTTTCGGGTAGTTCTTCCACGGTCCCTGGCGGACAAGCCCTGCCGTCTGTGCGTCCTGCATCGTGAACGTGGACGGCGGGCAGGCACGCCATTCGCCGCGCTTGTGGCGATACACGACGATCGTGCAACGCTCGTCCGTATGCTCGGTTACCTCGTAGTCGTACTGCGGGTGCCCGCCGAGCTTCGATGCGATTGCGCCTGCTGTCAGCGCAGGGCTGCCGTTGATGACGGTTACCGATTGCAGCGCCGTCGCTGGTCCGAGCCCCATTTCCATCCCGTACTTGACCCGCAGGGCTAGCTCTGCCTCGTTCTTGGACTTGTAGTTGCCGGCGCGTGCTGCCGCCTGCCCGATGCGGAACGCGACCTCGACCTGCTCCATTTCCGAGCCGGCCCGTGCACCGGCATGACGTACAACGTCGGTACTCATGTTGCCCCCTAGTGGATTCCGTGTGCGATGCCGTTGGCCAACCAGCCGACGACCATTGCCGTGAGCCAGGCGGTGCTGACAACGACGGCAATGCTGAACAGCGCGCGGCGCAGACGAAGCTGCGGCGAGCGCGATGCGGTGCGCTTCATATGAAGCCTCCTTCCGCGGCTGCCGGACGCAGCCGATGCCTCATTTTATGCCATGAGCAGGTTTTCCCCTGCCTTCGACGGTACGTTTATGCCGCTAGTTGCACTATTGCGTAGTGCGAACGGCTAGAACGCTTGCACTCATAGTGCATCCGGCTAGGCTTGTAGCCACACTAAAGGAAGGAGCCGGCAATGCCTGGCAAGGGAACCATCATCGGGGACTACATGGCTATCGAGTGCGGTGACGGCTCGGGCATGGTCACCACGAACATCGAGGGCGACGAGGTCATCATCCGTCGCACCGCCGACTACGAGCAGGCGGTCATCACGGCGCAGGAGTTCATGCGCCTCGGTCTCGCACCGTGGACGGTGGCGTGATGCCCCCGTTTCCTGAGGACGTGCTGGCTAGCATCCTGCCTGACGGCTGGTGGGGCGACGGCGATACGCTCGTCTGCCCATGCGGATACGACATAGAACTCGACGGCACCTGCCCCGATGGGTGCAAGTCACCGCTTGTGACTTTCGGCATGATCTAGGCCAGCGTCACACGGCAGGCTGCGGCGGCTCGCTTCGGCGGGCCGTCGCCGTTTAGTCGACCAAACGCAATGTCGGGTCGGCAGCTTTCTCCGCTTCGTCGAACGCATGAACCATGTCGATTATGTCGCTCGACTGTTCGCCGATCATGTCTCTCAACTCGCAATCCGGCATGTCAGCCCATTCCGCCGCGAGCATGTATCCGAGCCGGCGCATGAACGCGCGCACCCACGGCTGTGTGATATCAGCGTCGTTGGTGAGCAGGTCCATCAGTCGAGCCAGATCATGTATTCGCCGGTCACATGCCCCTTGTCGGGGTGGACGTACAGCAGGCGTTGGCCTGGCCTGCCCTTCGCCGCCATGAACTCGCTCGCATACTGACTGCCGCTCTCCGTGCTCGGCACCATTCGCACTTGCCCGCCATTCGGCAACGTGATCACGAGGTTCTGATGGTAGTGACCCAGAAACAGGTCAGAGAACGTGACAGGCAGCGCACCCGAGCTCCATGCCGTCGCTTTGCGTGCGATTGCGAACGCCGGGGTGCCGCTGAATCCGCGTATCTGATCGCCGTGACACAACAGCGCGGTGTAGTTGCCGAGCGCGATGTGTTCGTACCAATGCAGGTTTTCCTGCCAGGCCATGCGATCTTGGTGCTGCAGCTGCGCTCGGGCGATCGCATACGCAATGTTGTCGAGATTGTCCTCGCGGGGCATTTCACCACGCCGACCGAGCCGGCCATGATTGCCGTGCACGCTGAACACGCGTACTTCGTCGAAGTCGGCCAACAGCGACAGCACGACCTCTGCCATGAGATTTGATGCTGCCATGAGCTGCGAATACCCGGTGCTGTCCACTTCGTATGCCTGACCGGGAAAGATATTGGTGCCCTCGACCATATCCCCGCCGAACAGGACAGCGCAGCCTGGCACCGGATGATCTTTGCGCTGAATCGCGGTAATGCGACGGACGCGTTCTACGACGTGCCGTATCCGAGCGGCGCATACGTCGGCGTCGTAGTCCTCTGTGCGTTTGCCGAGCTGCCAATCAGAGAAGTGGACAAGTGCCCATTCAGCATCACCCTTGCCGGCGCCGCTGGCTTTGGGCTTCGCGACCGGATTCGGCCTTCCGACAATCAGTTGCGCGTCATGCGCTGCCTGCTTCACGACGTCCACAAGTTGGTTCGTTTTCGCCTTCGCGTCCGATAACTGACGCTGAAGCCGATTGCAGGTGCGCTGAAGCTCCTCGATCTCGCGTTCTCGCTCTATGTCATCTGCGAGCGCAGACACAGCGTCCATTCCTGTGCGCGGCGATGCGCTTTTCGTGCATATCGTATCCGCGCGCTATCAGCACTCGTGCGATCACGGTATGCGCGATCGTGTTGTCAGCGAGAGCAGCGCGGAGGTCGTCAGCATCCTTGTCGGGAAGCGTATCGAGCAGGTCGCCAACGCTGCAGCTTCCTCGCGTTACGGTTTCGGCCCGTATGTCGTCCAGCAGTCCGATAGCTATTAGCCAGGCTCGACGTCGGTAGGCTCGTCGGGCAGTTCGTCCACCCACATATCCGCTTCGGCAGGCGGATTCTTGACTGCCTGTGCGACCGCTTGTGCCATGCGTCCGATGACGACGGCAACCGCCAGAATCGCTCCCATGATAATCCAAACGCTGCCAGGCACACCGAGCGGGGCAGCTGCATCCTGCAGTTCACCAACGAGCGGAATAAGGACGCCGGCTGCAGCACCGATCGTCCCGAGCCACGTTGCGAAGCCAATGCTGATCTTGGTTCCCACGTTACCCCCTAATCCGTCCTGCCGAACGCTTGTGCGTTGGCATTATCGAGCGGTCGCGGTCTGCTGAAAGGTCGCAGCTGGCGCCCCACACGCTTTCTGATGATTGCCATTGCCCTATTGCGGCTCGGCGCATCCTGCCAGGGGCCGTATAGCGAACGCTGACCGATCAACACGCCGAACCTATCCTTCCCGACCCGCTTCACACGCGCCTGCTCCCATGCCGGTCGCTTCTTCGCCACCTTGCGTGCATGAGCGAGCCCTCGCTTGCCGCGCCAGGGGCCCAGAAGTCGTTGCGTTTGTTTCGCGCCCAGGTCCTCAAACCAATACAGCCGGGCACGCGGTTGCGTGGAGCGCAAAGCCTTCGGCACGATGATTGTTGCGCCGCGAATGTCACGGACGGTACGGCGAACCCCGTCGCTGACATTGCCACCAACGCAGTGCCAGATGTTGGGATTGCTTGTCGGCGCAACAGCAATCTCCACATGGCGCGGCGCCCAACAGACAGCAGCACCGGGCCGGCATGCTCCCGTGAGCTTCATGCTGATTGCCCTGGCAGCGAATACCGCTGTCGAAGGACTGCACACGTCGGTGTCAATACCCCCAACGCGCTTCCAGCACCACTCTACAAAAGCTGCGCACCACGGCCAACCCGTCTCGCCGAGCTCCGTGGCTGCCTGATACTGACGGACGCGCGGCCCCGTATTGGACCCGAGCGGCACTTCGGTAACGCCAACTTCCGCGAGCGCAACCTTGACGACGGCATCGCCTTTGGTCATTAGCCCTCCAAGCTTGCCTAAAGGAAGGCTACCACCGTGCCTACAACGGAACCAATAGCAGCAGAAACGGCAGCAGTTGCCAC